CTGGATGCCGCTGCCAGATTTACCGCGCTAAGGCCTGCCAACCGACGTGGTCTTATCGCCCCTCCCCTGCAGATCGTCGAGCTTTGATCCGAATACCTGAACTTGCGTTGAAACCTTATTTACGGTCTCAACCAACACGTCCAGCTTGCCGCTGAAAGCCCCGACAACTCTGTCCATCCGCTCGTTGACGTTCTTCAAGCCTTCCTCGGTAGCCTTCTTATTTTCAGAGGAGGATTCGAGCGCGCGTGTCGCTTGGTATGACAGCGGCTGGATTTGGGAAATATCCTTCTGCATGCCGTTGAGTGAATCCTGATAGCCTTTCAGCAAGTCCTTACGGTCTGACGCCTCGCCATCAATGCGCGTCGATAGCTCAACCTGCTTTTTGCTAATATCCGCGATATCCCGGTTGATCGAGACATAGACGCCGCCGACGATGAACGCGTTGAGGAGCGCTCCACCAATGATAGCAGCGAAATGGATAGGATTTAAGCGGGGCTTCTCAAGTTCTATGTGCATGATTTCCTCGTTCATTTCGCCCCGTTTGCCCTTATGAAATGCGCTGCTGGTGTCCGAGGTTCAATCCTCAGGGCGTTTGTAGATTTATTGTAACTGATGCCCACTCAAGCATGATCAGCCCTCCCAGCACGCTCGTCAGCAGCAGGAAGGCAATTATTGAGGTCACTTCCAGCACTTTTGCAACTTCCCAAATTTATTGTGGCTGGCAATCTGGTTTGCGAACTGGCGGTCCTTCTGGATGATGTAGATCGCGGTCGTCTGGAGCGGCCGTAGGGCTTGAAATCCGTCGCATACACTCTGCTTTGTCGCCGTCTGACAACTCGAAATCAGAGCAAAGGCTGGAAGCATCAGCAGCAGATATCTGGTCATTGACCGAGGTCCTTTCGCGGAGAAGAGTGACGGATTTGGAGAGCGCGGCGGTCGCCGCCATTTGCTTGCCTTCGCTCTGACCTATCCAGCGAGCGGGGAAGAAGACGAGGCCGGCGCCGATGACGAGACCGGCGATAATTTTGATGTAGTCGAATATGCCAAATCCAAACATCACGTTCTCTCCAAGCAGAATTGGCGTTCTTTCTGCCGACGCCGCGTCAGGCCGGGGAAAACGATACCGGCGGCTCGATTCCACCGAAGGAGGGCATCGCAGCCTTCCTCAGGCTTGCCAGCGTTGATGAGGCGCACCGTGGATGAGTTGCACGCCGCCGAGACACCGACGTTGTAGGCGAACGACGTGAGGGCAACGAAGCGGGCGTCCGGCGTCGGGACTTTCACACATGCCTGGATGCCGGCTGCATAGACCTGCAGCTCTTGGACAAGGAGCGCCTTGCATTGCTCGACCGTCTTGTGGTCGCCGGGCTTCACGCCGTTGGTAGACCCGTAGCAGATCGTCCATGGTTGCCCTTGTGTGGCTGGGTCCGGATAAGCGTTCTGCCGCAGCCCTTCGAAGCTTCCGACAAGCGAAGCAGCCATGAGAGCTGCGGCGCTACCCTTCTGTAGGCGGTTTGCCAATGTCCTGCTCCTTTTCTGCAATTTTCTCGTAAAGCTTCGATTGGAAAGTCACCCGAGCCCAGATCGCGGCAACGCCGAAGAAGCCGACGAACTGCGCAACGCCGAGGCGAATCCAGACGGATTTGAAGGTGAGGTCTTGCGCCAGTTCGCTCAGGACTGGTTCAAGCCAGATCAAGATGACCGCGAGCACCATGAACCGAACTGACCATGCATATTTCAGCGTGGTCCAGGCGTGTGGGATGAGGTTCATGAATTGCCCTACGCATTTCAGTTGATTGCCGGGAAATTCGCCCTTAAGTAGATCAACCAACCTTGGGGGCGATGGAAATGATTACCCATAATGACGCGATGACATTGCGATCCGAACTGCGCGAGATGATCTTCCCGGCTCATCGATTTATCAGGTGCATTGGGTATTTCGTGGTTTCCCATCTGCTGCTGTCGATCAACAGTTATGGCGTTGGCCATCAAACCATAATCCCGATCATCCTTGCTATCCTCGCGGCCGGGTCGTCCAGCGCCCGCATCGCCCAGTTGGTGATTGCGATCCTAGCGGTTATGACGGCAATTCCGGTTGACACCCTGCGCACAGTCGCAGCGGCTTTTTCTGGCTAAGCCGCGACTGTCACGTTCGGACTGCAATTGACAATCGGCGTAGTAACGGTTTCGAACTCGTTATGCCCAACATGACCGGACGTTCCGACATCCAGGGAAATGCCGACGCTGGCACCGCCAAACGACTTGAGGAGATTGTCAGATATCAGCAGTTTCTTGCAGCTATAGGCGGCAATCCCGATGCCTGCGAACTGCAGGATATTGTTGGTAACAATGGCCCGAGAGATGAAGCCGGAATTATCATCTAGCGAAATTATCGGGTTCGTCTCTGAGCCAGCGAATTCGTTGCCGTTGATGATGACTTTATCAAATGTAGCCAGTGAACCGGGCTCGCGGCGCAGCATGATCGCGCCATTGATCTGGTTCTCGAACGAATTTCCTTCAATGATAAGAACCGACGTTGACCCTGTTGCTGCCCCGATGAGGTCGAGCTGATAGGCGTAGGAGGCTCGACCGCCCTTATTACCGATGATCCTCGCGCCTCCGGCATTATATTGAATGATCCCGGCGCTTGCCGTGGCAATGGCGGTATCCCAGGTATTGCCGTGGATGTAGTGATCACCGTTGTCAGGAAAATCGATATTGAGGATTGCCAGGAAGACGCTAGCGAAGTTGGTGGAGAAATTACCCGAAACCTCGGCTATCGTCGATCTGGCAAGAAAGATGTCGCGAAATCCACCCTGAAAGACGTTGTGGCTTATCTTCGGCTTGTAAGTGACGCTGCCAACCGGTGCATCCACATAAATCGTCGCCTCGGCTGTCCTGGTGACCGTCGCCAGATATTGAATTCCGGAATATTCCGCTCCAAGCTGGGTGCAGGAGGTGATTATCCGGTTGGTCGGGTGGGTAATAAAGAGCCGGCAGGCCCAGCCTGTCCCGTAGCCGCAAAGGCCAAAATTGAACGTGTGGCCGCCCAAGACCGGGCCGCTCGGCGGTATGCCGTTGGTGGCAAAGCCGAACGTCGTCGGCCGGATATAGGCGCAGCGCCCCTTGGCGTTGCTGTAGCTGGCGAGCGCCTCGAAAGCTGCAGTATCATCGGTCGCCGTGCCGTTATCCACGCCACCGAACTGGAGGATATGCGGAAAATCCTCGCGAAGTTCCCACCATGCTCCATCTGATGATTGCACCTTGCCGGCATGGTTTGGCTGAGAACATGGACCAACGTAAAGCCCACCCCCGCCATCGCCGATTGTCACGCAACCGTAGGTCTGAATTGCACTCGCCCCAGCCGGAGGGCATAGAGACGCTATCGCGGCAAGCGTGGCAACGAGAATGGTGCTCAAAGTTTTGAAGCTGCGGCTAAAAATGCGCCAATCTGATCTTCGCTCAGCCCCATGGCGGTAAGCTGTGACTTGGTCTGTTGCTCAGAAACTTGCGGTACAGGCAATGGGGACTGATTGAAAGCTTTCTGCGCCTCAAGAAGTTCTGCTTCCTGCTCTGGCGTAGCAGTCACGGTAACGCCATCAATCATGATTTCCATGTTAGCCCCTCATGCCTTCAAGAAGAATTCGACCTGAGAATGTCGATGCGCCACTCAGGATACGCAACGCATTGCGTGCGGCTACTCCATCCTCGGATGCGACTGTCATTGTCTGAAACAGCGCAACGTTCGATTCCGTGTAATTCGTAATCAGCGAACGTGCCCGTTCCGCTTTATTGAAACTGCCGATATCAATCGCAAATTCAGCGCCATTGATGACGGAATTGTTAGCCGCTGTGCCGCCGGTCACTTTGATAAATGTTGTGGTGGCCAGCGCAGCGGAAACGGTGGCGCCGGTAGAAGCCTGTATTTGGGAGCGATATGAGGCAGCCCCGGATATCCAGGTAGAACCGTTGTCGGTGCTGAATTGCATACCGAGTTCACCAAGCACGGATGGATAGAGGAATCCGTGAATGCGCAACCTCTCGAACGCCGAAAGATTGGTGAAGACAACGGCGGCTGCCGAGGGCGTGACGTAGCTAATGGGCTCCCATATCCCGAGAGCAGTGTTGATATCAGGCACGCGAACAGTCCGGATTGTCGCTGTCGTAATCCCGGTCATATCCCAAGCAAGTTGCTTGGTAATATCTGTAGGATCATGGCCGATCCCCGGAAAGGCTCCGAGGCTCGTGAGTGCGGTCTGCTGGGTATTCGCCCCCGTGCCGCCCGCTACGATCGGGCGCGGCGTGTTCATGTCCGTTGCCAGATCCGTGTTGATGCCGTTGACGACGCTGCTTTGGGCGAGTGTGTTGGGGGTGAATGTGCTGCCAGGTGGAAGCGAATACACGCCTGAGCCGTTTCTGGGCATTATACATCTCCTACGTGTTATCGCATGGAAAAAGCCCCGCGTCTAGCAGGGTTAACCTAACTTTTGATGATTTATTGTTAAAACCCGCCGCCGCCGCCGTTGGTCATATGCGCGCGGTTTTGCTGTGCAAGCAGAAGCGCGCGCACGAGGGCAGCGGTTTTTGTTGGGATTTCAGCCGTCATAGGAGCGGCTTTTTGCATGGCTTCCGCAAGCGGAGAGCGAAGGCGCGTTGCCTGGTCGGCCTGCTCCAGCGCACGTTCCGTGAGGATGCGGGATAGTTCTTTTGCGCCGTGGCCAACAAGCGGTAGCGAAGCGCCAGCAACTGCAAGCAATGGAGAACCTGTCGAAGCCCCCGCGCCTGCTCCTACTGCTCCCGTGAGCATTCCACCCAGTCCACCCCCACCTCCAAGGATATTTCCAGTGTATCGCGTGGCGTTGGCAAGGGGAGAGCCTTCAACGACTCCTCGAAGCTGGGCAAGCTCGTCGTCTGAGAAACCGGAGGATTTCTTGGGGCTGAGAAGAACGGATTTGACGCGCTGGCGGATGGAGTTTCCGAGGTTCTGGCCGGAATTGGCTGCGGCTGCGCTAAGCTCTGCTGCATCCTGGACGCCTGTGAGGGTATCCGATCGTTTGGCTGCGGCATAGTTTCCTCTGGCATCCTGGAGGATTTTAGCTGCTTCTTGCGCGGGTCCGGCCGCCACGGTGGCTGGATCAGATCCAAGAATAAATTGATCAATACCTTCCTTAAGCCTACTCGCTGCAAGCTGATCGGTTGGGTTATTGAAATCCTGCCCTGCGTTGCCAAAGGCGCGGCGCGCGGCTTCGAGGCCGGTAAGGGGAGCCGTGCTGTCTGGAGGGGGATTTTGGAGCTTGTCAAGGATGGTGAACGATTTGGGGGCAAGTTCTTTGAGGACGCCATCTTGTTCCAGACCAGCTTGAAGGTTGGCAGCCATATTCTTCACGGCATCGGAAGAATATTCAACGCCCATATTTCTCATCTGATCATAGCCTGCCGAAGCAGCCGAGGATAGAGCCTCTGAGGTAGGAGGCTTAATTTCCGCAGGTTTAAGAGTATTGGCAACTCCCGGAACGACCTCGTCGCCGGCCTGTATGCCAGGAGACATAGGGGAAAACGTCGTCGCAAATTCGAGAGACCTGCCAATTCCTTCCTGGCTGAGCGGGTCAACCTTTCCCGCCATGACATCCCCAGGGAGCATGAACGACCGCTTCAGCGAGCCAAGAATCCCGGCGTTGCTGTCGAAATGAGCGTGGCCTTGGGCGTCTTTGCTGAACGGCAGAACTTGTCCAGTATAGGACTGGTCAACAGGAGCCGATGAAGCTGCCGGTTCCAAAGTAAACCCGGCAGGTGGAGGCGGCACCGTCCCACTAGACGCAGGCGGCGTCACCAGTTGGAAACCTGCTGGAAGCGGCGGGAGATCACTCATTTAGCCGGAACCCAATTCTGACCATCAAATTCAATGAAGTTGCCCTTCCCATCCGATGCGCGCGGGCGACCCATTTGGGCTGCACCTGCATCAGGCGGTGGGGGTGCTCCCTGGTCCCCACCGGGGAACATCTTCTCTGTCGGGCTAAGCGGCTTGCCCGTGAATGGCGAGATAATCGGGTGTTCCTGGTCATACCGAGAGACAACGTCGTTCCAATCGGCGCTTGATCCCTTGTATGACTGGGCAAGACGCGAGAGGTCCATTTCATGCTGAGACTGCTGCTGCATGATATTGACCAGCATTTTGTTGCCAGGGACGCTGATATCCAGACCGGGGTTGTTCTGCAGGAAGGTCTTGAAATCGAACTGCGTCGGGCGAGCTGCAAGCGACTTGGCGGCGGCAGCGGCAAGATATGCGCCCATCTTCTTGACGGTTTCAGTCGGGGCCACGCCGTCCATATTGACGCCAAGATTTTGAAGAGCCTGCTTGCCTTGTAGGATCATCTCAGCGCCTGGACCCGTCGAGATATTGCCATTTCCGGCGTTGAAGGCGTCAGAAATAATATTCAGCGCCTGCAATTTGTCTCGTGCTTCAGGGCCTGCCTTCATATAATCGACGATGTTGGCGGCTCTCGCCGTTCCAAGCGCCTTGCTTTCCTCAGTCTCTCCGGCGATCGTTACCGACTGAGCGCCGGATTTGCGAAGATCAGACTGGTAAGTCGGGAAATCCTCCTTGTAACCACCTGATACGGCGTTTTGGTAGTTCTTGTAGTCATCCGTCAGGAAGTGAGATCCGCCCTGTGGCTGCCCTGCTTGCGCCTGCTGTCCAGCCGGGGTTATAGACCCATCGGGGTTAAACCGTCCTTTGACGCCGTCAATCGGGTTCCAGAGAAGTTTCGTCGGCATTCCAGTCTGCGGATCAGTCGGACCTTCCACGATGGAATCTGTTTTCATAGGTCCCTGGACCTGTTGGGACTGAGAAGGATTAAGCTTGTTAACTGCAACAATCGACCCATCAGGCCGCGTGACGAAATCGAATTGCGGCGCCATCTGCTGCTGCAGCATGGCACCGGCCATCTGCCGAGCCTGCGGAGACGCATACGGGTTCATCATCGCCTGCATGAGAGCCTGTGCACGCGGATTGCCAGCCAGTGGGCTAGAGCCCTGAGCGCCGCCCTGGCCTTGCATGGCCTGCGCAAGCTGCTGCTGCGGCGGTGCGCCCTGTGGTCCTTGCTGAGCGCCTTGAAGGGCAGCGGCAAGACGTGCCGGGCCGTTGCCTGGTGCGGTCGGGAACGCACCGGGACCGGGCGCGGCTCCTCCCATACCAACGCCGCTTCTGTCGAGGGGCATCGGGTTTGAAATCGGCTGGCTTTGGATATTGGTCGGAGTAGCCATCGGAGGGGCTAACTGCGGGCCGATCGATGCCGTCTGCGTCGGGTCTGGCTGATAGGCGTGCTCAGGACCAAGTGGTCCGGCTGGAATAGCCATCTGCCCATTTTGACCTACCGGGATAGCAGCATCGCGTTGTGGATCAGCTGTAGGGGTGAATGGCAGCGCATTAGGACCGCCGGCCTGCTGGCCTGTGAGCGGTATTTGCGCATCGGCATTACCACGAGCGATCTGTTCAGGCGTTATCTGCTGCTGAATAGCCTGCGCAGCCGGAGACGCCGGTGCAGGCTGTTGATAGGCAGTCGTAACCATCGGGTCACGATAAGGCTGTTGAGCCTGGCCCATACCGGCGGACGGGTTGAGACTAGCAACCTGATCGGACGCTGATCCTCCCTGCCCGGCGAACCGAGGCAGGAATGCCTGAGCGGTCGCCAGACGGTTTGCAGCGTTGGGATTCCCAGGCTGGTTATAGCCTTTGAATGCCCAAGCGTTGTTCATGAGGTGCTGGGCTTCCTCAACGCTCCCGGCCTTGTTCAGGGCGGCAATGAGCGCGGGATTTTCCTCAAGGAAGAATTGGCCCTGCTGCTGAGGTGTCCCGTTGCCACCACCGGCAAACTTTTGCAGGTTTGCTAGTCGCGGACCATTCCACGACATGATGCCTCCAGCATTGTTGGCCCCATCATTCCACGAACCACCGGCATTCTTGGGGTCATAGCCGCTCTCAGCCTTCCCTGTGGCTGCGATGGCGGCAAGGCCGTATGGATTGGTGACACCACCCTTCACGGTATCCATGAAGCCGGAATAGACATGGTTGCTGTCGAGGCCCGACATGTCGGAAGCATGGCCGACGGCCGGAGACGCCGCCGCTACCTGTCCTTGGGCATCCGAGGCCGGAATCTTGTTGCTGCCGAATAGCGACGAGAGGAAGCCGGGGGACTGAGCCGGTGGCGTATAGGGCTGGCCGGTGATGGCCGACATTACCTGCGAATTGGCGTCCTGCTCTTGCTGGGCCTGTCTGCGGACCTGCAAGCCACCCATCAGCGCTTCAGAGAGGCGAGCAACGCCCTGCCAAGGAGACTGAATAGGCGATGACTGCATGCCCTGCTGCAGCATGGCGGCGGCGAGCCGGCGCTTCAGATCAACGGAACTCTGGCTTTCGCTCTGGCCTGCATTGGCGTCGAAATTGAAGGACATCAGCCAATCCTCGCGTAATTCACCATGCTGAACCCGCCGGCGCCGATCGCGACAGCATCCGGGAATAGCTTCTCGGCTTCATCAGCCATGACGCCGCGCTCGGTCTTGCCACCCCAGACATATTTGAAATCGTAGATGGGCAGACCGCTCGGAAGCGTGCCTACGCGCTCGATATCGTGCTTGAGGTGACGATCCGACATGGCCCAACCGCCAAGCAGCGAAGAGCCGAGGCCGAACAGGCCGCCCATGGCCGCGTTCGACTGTTGCAGCTTCGTATTGTATTGGCCCATCTGGTCCTGGTAATTCTGGTTGATGAGTCCTGCCTGATCGACGGTCGGCAATTGCGTGGATGGCGTATTGGTGAACGTCGGCTGCGATACCTGAGATCCACCCATCAGTGCGGAAATCTCATTCAAGGGCTGGTTACGTTCGGTCAGGATGGACTGACGAGCGTTGTTGTACATGTCACCGAGGAATTGGTCGTTCGCCGCCGTCTTCTGCGTGGTGAAGCCCTGTTGGGCATTCTGATAGGCCTGCGAGCCGAGTTTTATACCCTGATCGGCCAATTTCTGATCAAGGCTCTGTTCCTGATTATTCCATTGGGTGTTGAAGCCAGGGAGATAATGGTCGTTGGTGTATTTATCGACATTCCCGGAGCTTAAATCGACGTTGGTGCCGAGGATGCCACCGATCTTCTGCGTCTGCTGGTTGGCAATATTTGCCAATCCCTGCTGGGTCTGCTGGTTGGTGTTGTAGAGCGCCTGATTTGTGGGCGAATAGGCCTGCGTTGCTGTATAGGTCGGCAACTGGTAGGTCTTGCCGCTCTGATCCGTCATCGTCTGCGTGCCGGTCTGATTATACGTCAGTGACCCGTCAGGCGTGATCTGATTGGTATGGCTGAGACCAGCATTGGCAATCGCAGTATCGACGTTGGTCGCCGTCTGCGCGGATGCCGTCTTGGTCGGATCAGGAGGCGTTGGAGCTGATGGCGTGTGCAAAGGGGAAATCCTCTCTCAGAATTCCGTACATGAAGCTGTCGCAGTCACCGAAATAGCGGCGTTGAACGCCCTCTTTCTGTGCGCCCAGCCTCTCAAGGCAGCGTTGGGCTGGTAGATTATCGGCTCTTGTCCGGTAGCTTGCCCGCTGGCATCCGAGTTGATCGACGACATAGGAATAAGTTGCCTTCAGCAATTCACGCGGAATGCGATCGGCAGCGACAGAAATCTCGATGTCATTGCGGGTAAAATTGTTGAAGACGAAAACCGCGATGATATTGCCGCTTTGATCGATTGCCCCGATTGCCGAATAGGGCGGGACGAACGTGGTATCCATTTTCTCCGCTGCCCAGGCTGCCAAGGCTTCCTGGTTATCCGTCACGATCAAATCGGCGAGCCCTTTTGATAAAGCACCGTGCCACCGATAATCCCGGCTTCCGAAATCGAAGTCGTGTCACCAGAGATAATCGCCCGGATCGTTGGCGCGAGCGCTACGCCGGGCGTGGTTGCCGTCGCGTATTTCTTCGATATCGTCGTTCCGGCCCAATAGGCCTGATCCCAGAGTGAAACATCCCATGTGAAAGGACGAGCAGACGGCAGCGTTGAAAGCAGTGCTGAGGGAACCTTGGCCAGATAATCGGCTGAAACGCCGAGATAAAGCCGCGTTGACGCGCCGGTCTGGACGCTTGCCCCGATCAGCGTTGGATATTTCGGAGAAATCGCATCGCCGAACCGCTGCCAGGCCCCGACCATCAATGCATCGATCGGATTGCCGGCATCGATTGAACCGACTTCGGCCTCATAGACATCGCCATTCGCCGCTCCGAAGAACAGGCGATCGCTCCATGAGCCCCAGCAGGTGGAATTCAGCCCGTAAAATCGGCACCATGCGCCGGTCTCTGTATTCATCACGTATTGATAAGCGCCTGCCGTCTCTGGCAGATTGACGATTGCCATTCTGCGGCGGGGATGGCTGATGATCTGCCATTCATCCGAGGTTTCACCGACATCGGCCACGGTCTGCAGCCAGGTTGGAGCAATCCCCTTGGTAATGGCTCCAAGATCGGTTGCGGCCCTGTCGAGGGTCACGGCCTTGGAAATCGGCACAATCCCGTCCGTGGTCATCACAGCCAGATCAGCACCGACATTGAGGAAGCAGCGATCGAGCCCCAAGGGATGGCCGAGCTTGAATGTGCCCATCAGGGTAAAGCCGGAGGCCGTCGTCGGATCGGAACCCTGATAGATTACCACCTCGCCTTCCGAGGTCATGAAGCACAAAACCTGCAAAATCCCAGTCTGGACTGGGATGGTCCAAACACCCATGCCGACGAGAACGCCGCCGTATTTCATCACGCCACCAAGCGGGAAGACTGTTGCGGCACCGGAAACGGCATCAGTTGCCAGATACCAGACGTTGGTCGTATTTTTCTCGATGAACCATAGACGCGAGCGATAGGCGCAGACGACGGACAGATGGCTTGCCGTCAGGCCGGCGCCGGTAATCGCAGTCGTCGCCCAGGTTGTGCCGTCATAGAGCTGCGGCGTATCGAGGCCGTTGACGAGGCGCAGGAATGTGCCGCCTGAATTGGTATATTGCGCCACCGACCAGCGCGCGCCGGTCAGGCCGGTGACGACAGAGGACGCAACGCCACCAGAGGTAATATCGAATATTTTCGTGCCGGCAGCGGCAAATAGCTTACTCGTCGCAGCGGAATATGGGATTATCGTCTGGACGGTTGCTCCGAGCGCCGATGCCCAGATATTCGAGCCATAGCGCGCTCGAACCCGGTTGCTCTCCGGAAAGAAATTATCGAGCACAAATGCCGCATCCTTGGGCATTTCAGCCAGGGTGACATCCGTTCTCCATCCACCGGTCGGGGCTACCCAATCGCCGGACGTGGAAATACGCGCCGTGGACTTCGTAACCTTGGCAGCCTGTCGTGTCGTCGCCATCAGGGACCGACCACGATTGTACCGGGCCAATAATTATCAGGAATATTGCCGCGATTGGGTTTTGAGAGCGAAAATGCCGTGCTGGCACGATCGGAACCGATTTCCGACTCCTTGGCCCGCTCGAAATTCTCCATCTCCTCGGCATATTCAAGGCCCTTGGAGCGCTTCCAACGCCACATCAGCGATAATTCAAGGACACGCTGCGGAATTAGAGAGGTATCGGCGTCCGTCGTCCAGATCGGGCTCGAAACCCCGCTTGGAGAAATCGAAACCCAATTGGCCGAGACATATTCGTAACTGATGATCTGCCCGACTGTGTTCGGATAGATTGCCAGCTTGCCGCCCATCAACCGCCAGATCTGCGGAACTGGGTTCGAGTTGTAAATTCGGTTTCTCTGCCACGTCTGGGCATCGACAGGGCCATTGAGCTTCCACAGCATGGAATTATTCCAGATCGTGGATGCGTCGGCAAACCGTTCCCAATCGGATGGCGGCTGTGCGGGCTCGGGATAAGTGCCGGTCGAGGTGAACGACGTCGGAATACGAAGGATAGACCAGTCATAATCACGCGCCAGTTCGTCGCCAGCCCTCTGAGCAAGCGTCTTAAGCTGCGTGGTCGTCGGATCAGGCGAACCGATGACGAGGCCCGGAATATCGAGGGAAAGCTCCGCGCAAACGTTCTGAATGAGAGTGAGAAGCGACATTGCGCGGAGGTATCCTTACAGTTCGAGATGCGTTTCGCGAGACACCTTCGGCGGACGGCCCGGGCCGCGCCGCTCTTCCGACTGGCTGGCCTGGGCTGCCAGTTCGGCGATCTGCTGCTGCATGGCAGCAATGTCAGTGCGGAGACGTTCGTTCTCGGTCGCGTAGAAGGCTGCTGCCGAGCTATCCTTGGCGGCTTCCAGATAGGCCTTGGCAGCGGCGACGAGTTCGTGCGAACCCATGCCGAGCTGCTGCTTCTGGCCGTCGCTGAGGGCTGCCAGGTGCTCGACGGTGAAAATCTTGATGCCTTCCAGTTCGCGGATCTGGCTTGGCTTCATCAGCGCCCATTGCTTGAGCGGTGTTCCGACAATCTGGTCCCGACCTTCCATGCCGCGCTTGAAGCGGTCATAGACCTCGTGAAACCGTTCCTTGTCGTAATCGGTTGCCTCGCGGTAGACCTCTGAATTGCGGTCGCCGGCGATGATGATGCGGACAAACTCGCGGTCCTCGAAGATCGGACGGCCTTCCTTTTCTGATAGGAATTTCATCTCGACGCTGTCGTTGGTGAATTCCGCGTAAATTCCTGTGGGCTCTGCCATTGGGGTTCTCGCTGTTGATGGTGAGAAAAGAGGGGGATTTTGTCCCCCTCTCAGTGTTGTTACTGCGTGATGCTGGCGGTACTCGACGGGTCAGGAGTTGGCGGCGGAGATTTGGTCTCCTCCTCCTTCTTCTGCGGGTCGAGGCTTTCGGCGATCATCAGGAAATATTCCTCGATGACAGTCGGGACGTCGCGGCCGGCCTCGCGGTCGGCTTTGATCTTCGTCTGGATATCGGAATAGATAGCCATTTCTACAACTCCTAGTTTACCTTGCCCACATAGGGCCACTTCAGGTTTACTTCAAGCACGCCGACAGCCGTGATGGTGATCGTCGTGCCGTTGGCCGTGGCGTTGTTGTTGAGGGTGATGCTCTGGACAGTACCGGACGGCGAGTAGGTGATGCCGGTAACAGTCGTCGAGCCGGGAATGCCGGTGCCGCTGACAGCCGCGCCAAGGAATGGCCCGGAACCGCTGGACGCGCCGACAAGGTTGGTCAGGATCGGCGAGCCGTTGACCGTCGTTGCCGTGAACGTCATGTTGGCCGCAGCGAACGAAACAGGGGTGATCTGCTTCGAAGAGGCAGTCGCCGAGGCCGGGACGTTGAGCTGTCCGGCCGTGGTTGTGGTTTCAGCAATCAGCAGGGAGGCAGTTACGCCAGTGCTGACAACGGCCGGGGCCTGACCGGCGCGCTGCATCCAGACGTAATAAACGCCTGCTGCAAGCGAAAGGGTCGCGGATGGGCCACCGGACAAGGTTGGCGCGAACGGTCCGCAGAAAATACCGCAGTCGAGGCCGACGACGGCAGCAGCCGTGGTGAGCAGCGATGCGTTATAGTCCTTATCCCACTGGAACCACAGACCGGGCTGCATGGTGGTGGTCGAGGCGAGAGTGAGTTTGGTATAGATCCACTCCGCGCCGCTGTCGCCGCATACAACGTCCCCGAGCGTGAAGTTCGAGGCTGGCAGGCCCGAGCCGAGAACGACCGGGCCTTCGACTGCGAAGGGATTTGCACCCATTGCCGCCGATTGAATTTTAGAGATAGACATGCTGGTTATCCTTATGAGGTTGAGTTGCATTGCTCGTACGTACACGTGTTACGCGAACAATACTCCCTGAAGGAAAGAATTAGAAACAACCATGTTTCCGGCGAAGCCCCAGAGGCGGACAAGCGCGTCCTGGTTCGGGTTCATGCGTTCATCGCCAATCGGCGTGAAGTTGCGGTCGGAGTGCGGCCGGAATTTCAGGTACTTCGTGTTGAGGAAGTACATCTGGTTTGCCGGTGCGCCGCCGCCGAAACCACCGTCGAAGACCACGTCGGAACCCATGTATTGCAGGTTGTTGAAGCCTGCGATGCCGGTGTCCGTGGTGGTGATGCGCTGGATTGCCTGCAAC